TTAGGATGTTCCGGCGCCGATTGAAACCCATGGACCCACACGGCCATCAGCGCCAGCCTCCGCCACCCGTGCCGAAGCCACGCCCGGTGCCAGTGTTGCCGAGGGCACGGCCACCTCAAACCGTCCCCCAAAGCCGCTCCCTGTGTCCACCTCCACGGCAAACCGCCCCGCATTGGCCGCCTCTGGAAACGCCCAACTCGTCGCCACGTCCGCCCCGCGCCGCACCCAGTCCAGCGCGTCGCCGCGCCGCCGCAGGTGCGCCACGCGCCATGGCAGGCCGCCTTTGTCCTCGAACGCAAACGCCTGCGCCGCCTCATCCCCCGCTGCCCGCCAGTCCAGCGCCAGCCCGACTTCACCAGGGCTGACACGCGCTCGCAGCAGCGCACCGTCCACCAGCACAACCCGCGCGCCCTCATCGGCCGCCGCGCTTTCGCTCCCCTCCTGCCCCCGCAACAGGCGGCTCAGCACCCATGTGTCCACGCCCACCAGCTCAGCACCGGTAAACTGCACCAGTTCCCATCCCGCCGCCGTCTCCAGCAGCAGCGCATTGCCACCGCCCAGCACCTGCGCCTCCGGCAGGCTCGCAAAATCCCCGCCCGGCGCATACACGCGCAGCTTATTGGCGCGGTCCCACCGCCCGACCGGCCTCGCATCCACTGCCGCCACCAGCCGCCCGATCACCGCCGGCCGGCTCAGCACCACCCGCTCGCTCATCGCATCCGCCGTCAGCCCCGCCAGCACGCGCACCGTGCCCGGCCACGGGTCCGCCCACGCCGCCATCAGTGGCCCGGTCACATCCGTCTCCCCCGGCAGGCGCGGACCGTCGATCACCACAAGGTCCACCGCCCCAAAGTCTGGCGCAGGCGGCGCCACCGGCCCCGGCTCCAGCCCGCGCACAATGCCCGGCCCTTCCACATCTGCCACAAGGGCCAGCCCGCGCACGATCCCCGCATCGGTCACATCAATCACGCGCCAAACAACACCGCCATCCACACGCAATCCATCGCCCGGCTCCAGCGCCAGCCCGTTCAGCACCAGCCCCGCCTCCGCCGTCTCTGCACTCGCCGCCGCGTCCAGCAGGAAGCGCGCCACCGCCTCGGCCCGTCCCGCGCCCATGGCCAGCGGCAGGCTCACATCAACGCTGAGACGCGGATCGCCGCCCTCCACCCGCGCCTCCGTCACGCCCGGCTGGTAGTCATTTTCCAAATCCACATAGGTCAGCCTCAACCGCTCCGGGGCCTTGTCCACCAGCCTGCGCGTCCGCTGCAGGCCGCCCTCGATCAGGTCCGCCGTCGCCACATCCAGCACCGCGCCTTCGCCCTGCATGCGGAACACGAGCGCCCCGTCCCGCTCCACGCACTCAAACCCGAACGCCGCTTTCAGCGGCTCCAGCGCCGCGCGCACCGAATGCACGCCGTCGAGGCCATAGCCCTCCACCACGCCGTCCAGCTCGCGCACGTCCACATCGCTCACGCCGCCCCGCGCGCAGATATCCGCCACCACATCCGCCAGCGGCGCGAGCCCCGCCCGCCCGTTCAGCCAGTGCCCGCGCGCCCAGTTCCCGCCATCGCCCCAAACGCCATCGCGCACAGGCCAGGCCGGAAACGGCCGCCCCTCCCACGCCCACACGAATGTCGCCTCCACCAGCGGGTCGTCTTCGAAATGCGCGAGCGTCACCGCCAGCGCCCGTTTCTGGAACACATCGTCCCGCGCCCCGGTCGAATACGGCGGCAGCGCGCTCTCGCTGCTTTTCGGATCAAAGAACAGGTTCGGCGCATTGCCACCCTTGTCCACCGCCGCAAAGCCGACCTCGCTAAGCCGCACAGGCTTTGTCCCCGGCACCCAGCCCGTCGGCGCCGCCGCACGCACGCCGCCCGGCCGCGGGTAATGCAGCGCCCCGGCCCAGCCGCTCAAATCCTTCGCCCGGAACACCCAATGCTCGCCATGCGCCGTGTCACTGATCGGCGTGCGCACCTGCGCATCCCGGTCGGCCTCGCTGGCATAATACCAGTCATAGGCCTCCCCGCCCGCCAGCTGCGCGCTCAGGTAGTCCGCATCGTCCGCCGCCGCATATCCCGCCACCGCATCAAGGTGCCCTGCGCCACTCCGCCAATCCCCCATCGGCGGATACCAGTCCACCGCCACGTAATCCACATTTTCATCTGCCCACAGCGTATCCAGCGGGAAAAGCACATCCCCGCTCCCGTCCCCCGGCACATAGGCGCCATACTCCGTCCAGTCCGCCGCATAGGAGACCTTGGCTGACGGCAAGATCGCCTTCACATCCGCCGCAATCGAAATCAGCTTCTCCACAAACGGAAACGCCCCAGCCTCGTCGCGCACCCGCGTCAGCCCCCGCATCTCGCTGCCAATCAGGAACGCCTCCACGCCTCCTGCCGCCAGCGCCAGGTCCGCATGATGCAATATGAACCGCCGAAAGCCCCATTCCCCCTCAACGAAAGCCTCAATCTCCTCCCGCGCCGCCGCCGTCCCGTCCGCGCTCACCGTCACTCGCCCCCGCCATGGCAAGCCTTCGCAATCCATGAACAGGAACGGCGACAGCGTCACCGCAATCCCCCGCGCCTTCATCTCCTCTATGGCCTGCACCACGCACGCATCCGCCGGCGTCCCGCCATAATTGGCGTTGCCGCCTTCATCGCGCGAAATCAGGTACGCCCCCTCGCGCCCCACACCATCCACACTCCATGCCATCGGCACAGTCACACGCTCGGCCACCTCAACACCCGGCCGTATCGCGCAATCCCCCGCCGCCAAAGAATCCCCAAACCACCCAACCGTCAGCGCCGCCCGATCCACACGCGGCAAGTCCCGCTCCAGCTGGTCCAGCGACACGAGGAAGTCCGCCCGCGCCTCGCCCGAATTCGCGTTCAGCGCCCGCTCGCGGCCCGGCGCCAGCCGCTCGCGCACAATCTCGGTCGCATACACAAACTCGCCCGAGGCCGGGATCACGTTCACCCCGGTCACAACCTCCCCCAGCCCCGCCTCACTGCCGCCCCCCGGCACCCGCGCCACCTCAAACGAGAGCTGCGGCAGACGATTACCGAAATCGTCCAGCGGCAAATCCTCGAACACAATATACGCCACGCCGCGATAAGCAGGTGCCGCGCCCTCCACCATCTCAATCAGCGGGTCCGGCGCCTGATCCTCCGTTCCCGTATGGATCCGATACACCACGCCCGACAGGTCAAACGCCTCCCCATTCGCCCAGGCCCGCTGCACGCCCAGTATCGGCCCTTCGCCCAGCGCCACGGCAAAGCTCACCGAATAGGAAAAGTCCGAAACCTTCGGGCCTCCCTTGCCACCTGTGCTGCGCGTCGTCTTCGCCTCACGAAACCGCGCCGCCCAGATCACCTGCCCGCCAACCCGCATCTTGCCATAAACGCCGGGAATGCCCGCCCCCTCACGCGCCTCCATCACGTGCAGGCCCTTCACGCGCGGCCCCTCGGTCGCCCCCGCAAAGGCCGCATCAATCGCGCGCCCAGCCACAGAGCCAATCGCCCGGCCAATCGTCGCCCCGGCCACCGTCTGCCCCAGCACCTGCAATCCCTGCGGCAGCGCCCATCGCCCCACCGCCGCGCCCACTTCCGATAAAACAACCTGCGCCATGCAATCAGTCCTCCACGCCCGGAAATTCAAATGCCGCCACGATCCGCCGCTGCCACCAGTTCACCAGCCGCGTCTCCACCACCGCCCGGCCCCAATAGGCGTGCACCACGCCGCCACCCGCCAATATCCCGCAATGCTTCGCCGGCACGCCCGTCCCCATACGGAACAGCACCACGTCGCCTTCCCGCGCCGCACCCACCGGCACTTCGCGCATGTGCCGCCGCGCCGCTTCCAGCAGTGTCTCCCGCCCCAGCGCCTCGGCCCAGTCCGGCGTATAGGCGGGCGCCGCTTCCGGCTCCGTCCCCACAAGCTCCCGCCACACGCCCCGCACCAGCCCGAGGCAATCACACCCCGCGCCCTTCAAACTCGCCTGATGCCGATACGGCGTGCCAATCCAGCCCCGCGCCGCCGCCACGATCTCATCCCGCCTCATCTTTTGCCCCCGTCATTCCCGCTGGCTGCCGGCCTCGCCAGCACAAAGTCCGCCCCCGGCATATGCGGAAAGCCGCGAAAGTTCGCGCTATTGCCAAACGTCTCCCGGCACGTCTCCCAGCGCTGGTAACACGCCACCCCCGGAAAGGCCTCCACGTCCACGCCGCACCGCGCATCCCCCAGCGCCGCATCGCACCGGCGCGCATAGACGCGCCCCACGGGCCGCTCCAGGTCCGCCTTGATTGACACCAGCTCCGCCTGGAACGCCGTCTCCCCGCGTGTCACTTCGCTGAGGCGCCCGCTCCACACGCACACGAAAAACTCAGGCCGCTCCCAGTCCACCCGCAACACGGTCACCGCCGCGCCATCCCACAGGCCCGCCGCCAGATCCGCCTCCGTAATCGCCGTATGCGACAGCGCCCCGCCCGCCGCCGCCTGCCCCGGTTTCAATGCCGCAGACTGCGTAAACTGCCCCGCCACCAGCGCTTCGCCCGGCTGATACGTCGTCCCGTCCACCACCAGCGCCCGGTCATGCTCGGTCACCGCCAGCGCAAACCCGTCCGCCCGCACCAGCCGCCAGCACAGGCACGTCGTCGCCGCTCCGCTCGCAAGGCGCGCGGCAAATTCCGTCTCGAAAATCCGCATCAGCCGACCAGCTCCACCAGCGGCACGCCCACAACGCGCCCCGCGCCAAACGCCTCAAGGCTCACGTCCAGCCGGTCCACATCAAACCGCACCGGGCAGTCAAACCGGAACCCCGCCGTCACCACCGCGCCCTCGCCCGGCGCCGCGTCCAGCATCAGCATGCCCGTCGTCGCATCCAGCTCCGCGCCTACAACAGCGCCATCCACCGCCACGATCACCGTCCCCTCAACCGGCTTCAGGATCGGTCGCCAATAGGCGCCATAGGCCTTGCGCAGCGCAAAGAAGCGCGTCGTCCCATCGCCCGTGCCCAGCACCTGATCCATCCCGCTCACCACGCCGCCCGGCGCACACGACCGGTCATCCAGCGCATCCCGAAACCGGAATCCATGCAGCCGCCCGCCCCGCGCCTCGAAAAACGTCACCAGTGCCTGCAGCGCGTCCAGCCGCGTCACCGCGCTCCCCACATCCCAGCGCCTGCGAGACCCCGCCCACACGGCATTCCTCGCCTCGCCGCCACTCGCCAGCGGCACGACCTCCGTGCGCCGCTCCGGCCCGCCACTCGCGGCCAGCGCCAGCGGCAGCGGAAAGCTCACTTCATGAAAATTCGCCAGACTCACAGGAACCGCCCTCCACTCGAAACCAGCCGCGCCAGCGTCGCCGATATCGCGCCCCGGCTCTGCATCGCGCTGCGTTCATCCGTTCCCGGCGCAAAATTCATGTTCAGGTTCACCGCCTGCCCACCACTCCCGCCCTGCCCCAGCGCCACCACAGCCTCCGCCGCCACCCGCGCCAGGTCCCGCAATATGCTCTCGGCCATCTTCTCGAAATCCAGCTCGCCCGAGCGTGCCGCCTGCCCCAGCACCGTCTCGATCTGCGTCCCCGCTCGCCCAAACGCCGCCGCCAGCGCATCCGCCGCCGCAACACCCGGCCCCTCCGCCAGCGCCGTCAGCGCATCCCCCGCGCTCGCCATCTGATCCTCAAATTCCGCCATCCAAACCTCCAGAAACACTCACTGAATTTTCCGTGTCCCCTGCGAAGGCAGGGGCCCCATCCGGAAACGCCGCCATCAGCTCTCCCAACCGCGTCCCACTCATCCCCTCACCAGCCCCCGCCAGCCACCGCCACTCCCGCACGCTCAGCCGCCAGAAATCCTCCGGCCCCACGCCCGCCCGCAGCGCCGCGCGCCACATCGCGCCCCATGGCAACATCAGCTCGCCAGCCCCAGCCGGAAGGCCTCCGCCACGGCCCCCGCCGCCGCGCCGGGGCTCACCGCGCTGGCATCCAGCACGGCCTTCGTCCCTTCGCCGCCCCGCAACAGCGCGCCAAGCACCACACTCAGGTCCGCCGCACTCAGCGCCCGCATCCGCGCGTCCAGCTCGCTCATCCGCGTGCACCCGAACGCCGCCTCGATCTCGGCCAGCGCGCCCAGCGTCAGGCACAGCCGCCGCTCCCGCCCGCCAATCACCAGCCCCACTTCGCCCCGCGCCGCGTTCATGCGATCCCCGCAAATGTCACGAGGCCAGCGCTCTCCAGCGTCACGGCAAAGCCTGCCTCGCCATCATGCTCGCCGCTCCAGCTCAGCTCGGTGATCTGGAACGCGCCCGTCAGCGTGCCAAAATCCGGCACCACCATCTGCCAGTCCGGCGCCTCGCCTGCGAAAAACACGGCCCGCATCCGCGCATCGCTCGTCGCATCCTTGAACACGCCGCGCCCGGTCACCTTCGCCGCCTTCACGCCCGCCCCGGCCACCAGCTCGCGCCAGGCTTCCGGGCTCTCCGCGCTCGTCCCGTCCACCGCGCCCGCTGACAGCTGTATCCGGCTCGCCCGCACGCCTGCCAGCGTCACAAACCCGCCCGCGCCATCCGAAATCTTCAGCAGCAGGTCCCTGCCCCTTTGCCCCGCCATCAGGCCGCCTCCTCTGAAATAATCCTTATGCGTACCAGGCCGCGATAGCTCTCGGCGTCACTCGCCCGCATCGTGTCGGCATAGATGACATGCGCCATCACCACATGATGCCCCGCCACATCCCAAGCCATGCCCTCTGCCGCCGCACGAATGGCCGACAGCGCATCCTTGGCGTCCAGCAGCCCGCCCTCGCGGCTCGTCACCGCAATCGAAATCTTGTGCTCAATGTCACCGGTTCCCGTCGGCACGCTCTCGTGCCGCTCGATCCGCGCATAGGGAAAGGCCGGCGCCCGCGTCTCGTCATCATAGACGCGCGCCGGGTCGCCAAACGCGGCCATGACGCCCGCATCGCGCTTGAGGCCCGCCATCAGCGCCGCCTGTACCGCCGCCTCCGCCCGCCCGCTCACAGCTTCACCCCGCGCCGCGCCGAAACAATCGCGTCCACCTCATCCGGCAGGTCGCTCCCCGCGCTCCCGCGCCGATACGCCTCCAGCACCAACAGTTTCAGCGCCAGCACCAGGTCTTCCGGCACATCGCCCGCCGCGCCATAACCCGCCTCGAACACGGCCTCGATCCGCCCGCCCTCGGGCACCACAGGCAGCGCCATCCATGGCCGCAGCACCAGCCGCCCCGCCCGCACACGAAACCGCCCGGTGACCAGCTCCGCTGCCTCCGCCGCGTCCACCACGGCAACTGACACCAGGCCCGTCACCGGCCCCGCGCCCAGCCACGCGCCCCGGCGCGTCACATCGCCCGGCCAGCCCTCCCAGCTTTGCTTCAGCACCCGTGTCACCAGCGCCAGCCCGCTCGCCGCCTCCAGCCGCGCACGCGCCGCCGCGATCAGCGCCGTCACCAGCGCGTCCTCACCATCCGTCCCGATGCGCAGATAGTCCTTCGCCGCATCAAGGGACAAAGCTTCCCCGTCCGGCGGTGTGATCACCGTCAGTGTCATTTGAAATTCCTGTTATATATCCGGCCTCTAGCGGCCCGTTTGCTTTTGGTTCAGCACTTGCAGTCTATACTTTCGTCCAGTTCTTCATCCCGGAGCCCCCCTTGTCCCTGCGCGTTATCCTTCTCGCCTCTGTCCTCCTCGCCCTGCCCGCCGCCGCGCAGAGCACGGACTATATGAACGGCTACTACCAGCGCGGTGTGGAATCCGGCGTCACGCCCGAAAACCCGTCCGACATGGTCCGCTGCGCCTCTTACTGGGCCGTCTGGTCGCAAAGCGCTGGCCAGGACTGGGACGCCGCCTTCATGGAGCGTCTCAGCCCGGACCTGCGCCCCGCCGAAAGCGAACTCGCCGCAGGCTACTGGGCCCAGATGGCCTCGGACCTCTTCGAGGATGAGACTGGCGACAGTGCCCGCTTCGAAGAAGAAGTCGACATGGCCACTCCCATCGCCCTCAAAGCCTATTCAGACCTGCGCACCGCCCCGGACGCCCGCGACCGCTACCACATGTTCCGCGTTCTCGGCGCCTGCCACCTCACGTTTGAGTAAGACGACCGGCGCACACTCCGAAGTAAGATTGCGCATCCTGATTTCTCCGTTAGAGTCATCGCATGCTCGACCTCATATGGAAGAATACGATATTCAAACTGATCTATGGCCCATTGCTTATGGGCCTTGCCATTTTGCTGAGCGTTGACGACCGCCCGACCGTACTCTTCATTGGCATTCCCTTGATCGCGATTGGCCTTGTCGGAATCACCCTTCGTCAGATCGCCCGCCGCAGGGCAGCGCCCGACAAGGCCGAATAGCAACCCTTAGACCAGCGCCGTCAGCTTGCTGATGATCATCCCGCCCACCGGCAGGCCGACCTGACGCACCAGCTCGTCATCAATCGCCGTCTCGGTAGACTTGATCAGCGTCGCCAGAGCCTCCGCCGCCTTGGTCGTAAACTCCTCCTGCTGCGGCTTGGTCAGCAGCGCCGCCTGACGGATCAGGGCAATAATTACCGATTCAATCAT